TAGTGGGTGGTACAGGTCTTGGTACTTATTTAAACACCAGAGGCAAAACGGATCTTATGCAGAAAATGAGATCGCAACCTGTGGCAACATCCACTGGGGTACAAGGTCCTCACGCAAAAAAGAATGGATCTAATGCTGCGGGAGCTTCAACAAGTACACGGCCAGAGGTGGGTCCTCCCACGAGAGGGCAGTTAAAACGAGAGGTAACTGACCAAGCCACAGATATTAAAAGGGGTTTAGAAAATCCCAGGCGAAAGTAGAATACATAAAGTAGAAAAAAGTAAATCTTTTTAAAAATTGTAATAAATAATAATGATAGGATAATTCTATGGAACAAATGAATGATATAGCGCAACTGCTACCAGAGGGTCTTTCGGACGATGCGGTCAATGAGATCGCCAAGTTGGTAGATCAAACAATCTCGGAGCAAGTTGAGCAAGCAGTTAAGAATCTAGAATCTCAGGTAGTTGCTTTTGTCAGAACCAATGTTGAGGAACTGAAAGAGCAAGCTATTCGTGAGTTGGAACTTGAAAATGATACCTTCAGGAACGCGCAGCTGTTTGAGTCTATGAAGTCTCTTATGGCAGTGGAATTGAAGGATGAAGATGAGGCTATTGCTCTCACTTCTATAGTTTGTGAAAATAAGAATCTGGAGGAAGAATCACATTTTCTTACCTCTGAGATTGATAAGTATATGAAAGAGACCACGCGGCTTGAATCAATTATTGAAGCTCAATCTGGCAAGATAGATAAGCTTGCTAATAGGGAGCAAAAAGTACTTGAACAGGCCAATGCGTTGAAGGAAGCTACACAACGCTTGGAAGAAAGTGGCCCGAAGCCCTTTAAGTCTTCTGAACAAGCTCAATTAGTTTCCGAAAACCGTGATGAGAGAAATCAAGTCGCAAATCAAAGAACTGTGCTAAATGAGTTCTTAAGCGAGGCGGCTATGAATTTGATGCCGACTTCAAAAAAGTAAGGAAATGTTATGAGAGATAATATAGGTGGTTCAGTTGAACTAGTTCAAAAGTGGAGCCCAGTTCTTGATGGTATTGAAGATGATTATACCAGACGAGTTACGGCTACACTCATGGAAAACCAGGCGAAGGCCATTTTAGCTGAGAGGCTAAATGAAGAGGCCCTCACTCCTGGAGCTACTCAAGTCGGTCATTTGGGTACGTTTCAGAAGTTTGCCTTTCCGCTCGTCCGTAGGGTATACCCCGAACTGATTGCTAACAAGATTGTTGGTGTTCAGCCGATGAGTGGTCCGGTTTCACAAATCTTCTACCTTGGTCATTCCCGTGGTGGTAAGAATATGTCAGATCTCTGGGAGCAGCAAACTGTCTATAGTAAGTATAATCTTACTTATCGTGGTCTTGCTGCTAGTGCCATTGGTTCTCAGGCGACCACACTAGGTGGTGCTGCGGCACAGCATACAAATGTTGTTGGTACGTGGGCTGATAACACTACGCAAGCTAGTGGTCTTACTGGTGCGGAAGCCGTTGCAGGTTTTGACCTTTCCAACGTCTTGGAAGTTTCTACAGGATTCGCTGGTGCGGCAAGCTCTACCTATGGTGGTAAGATTGCTTCGTTCCCTGACGCGAGAACAACTCTTGGTTGGGCTGTGAGTTCTGGTGAGAATCTTAGGACTTCTGGTATTCCAGAGTTGACCTTCCATATCCAACAGCAGCCAGTGGTTGCGAGAACACGTAAGATGCGTGCTCTCTGGACTATTGAGGCTTCTCAGGATCTGAAGGCTTATCACAATCTCGACCTTGAAAGGGAATTGACTGAGCTTCTGAGTAAGGAGATTCAGTTGGAGATCGACCGCGAGCTTATCGAAGATCTGCGTATGGTCGCTTATGGAGTTCATAATTCTGCTGGTTACGCTGGTTGGGATATTGATTCCCTAGACAACGCTAATGCAAATAATTTCCAAGATATTGGTGGCAACAGCCCCAATGCCTTTGGAACAGGGTTTGCTCCTTCTGCTTGGACTTATGCTCAGGGCGATGGGAACGGTCCTGATGGTTCGGTTAATGATAATCTGAGGAATGAAACAAATGCTTTCGGAGCAAATGTTTTTGTTCATGATTTTACTGACGGTAATCCTAGTTTTGATCCTCGTCATATCGGTGATACATGGGCTAACTTGCTAGGTGTTATTAACCTTGCAAGCCAGGACATTTATCGTACGACACACAGAGGCCCAGGTACGGTTCTAGTAACCTCACCGCTGATTGCTACAATGCTTGAGACTACTTCCAAGATGGAAGGTGGTATGGCTCGTGAAGATTCTCCCACTAATATGGGACAGAGCATTGAGTATAAGGGCAAGTTCGCTGGTAAGTACGATCTTTATGTTGATCCTCTCTTCCCAACGGATGAGATACTTGTGGCTTATAAGGGCGCAAATGCTATGGATGCTGGATTTGTCTATTGTCCATATATTCCGCTCCAGCAGCTACCAACCATTACGGATCCTGAGACCTTCCAACCTAGGAAGGGCATCCTGACTCGTTATGGCAAGGCTGCACTTACGCCTCAGAGTAGATTCTACAGGGTAGTGAGAATTGTTGGTACATCCTCCAATTACCTGCTGAACCCGTATGGTAAGAACACTACCATGGCAAGTACCTTCGGTGCTATCACTGCTGGTAATATGAACTGGTAATTAGGATAATATCCTGACGAAAATAGCTCGTAGTTTAAAAAGCTACGAGCTATTTTTATATTGGTGGAGTATATACAATAGATGAAATACAAAAATATCGGAACAAAAAAGTTAGTTCTTTTGGTTGATGGTAATTTAAGAATCATTGAGCCAGGAGAAATGATTGAAGCTGTTAAGGTTTTTCCTAACCCTTCATTGGTGACTGTAGATGATTTTAAGAGAGAAAAACCAAAGATAGTAGAAAAGACAAAAATAGTTGAAAAGACAAAGGTAACTGAAGAGCCTGAACTTTCTACGGAATCAGAGCCCAAGGAAAAGGTTAAGATAGCTGTAGCGAGACATGCTAAAAAAAAGGATAAATTTGAATGGCAACAATTGGAAAGCCAAGACTAGCGGGATGGGGTAACTCAGCGGGGTCGTTCGGTGGGAGAGATCTGTTGGATCATAAAGCTCCCGAAGGGTTTGATCCAGATAAACTAAATAAAAACTATTTAAAGGATACGGGCGAATTCAGTAAATACGAAGAAGTAATAAAAGACTATATACTAGCTCAATTGGGTCATCCTGTTATTAGGGTAGAACTAACTCCTCATCAAATAAAGACCTGTATAGATGAGGCTGCGACAAGAATAAGTTTCCATGCCCCACTTTTCACAAGGCAGTTTGCAGTGTTTGATGCTTCTGCTGGAGTGAATATGTATGAAATACCTCCTTACATTATTCATAATTTAGAATACGTTGTGTATAAGAAAACTTTGCTAAGTATCCAGTCTCAGGCGGGAACCCTGGAATTTGATTTCTTCATTAAATATTTTCAAGATAATTTCTTGTTTAGAAATTTTGATGTTGGGGAGTTCTACCTGATGCAGCAGCATTTAGAGCAGCTAAGAAAAATTCTATCTCAGGAAGGATCCTGGGATATCATTAATAATAAATGGATTCAGCTATCCCCTTCTCCTGTAGTAACTCCACAACCAGTTATTATGGAGTATAGATGCCTAGATTACGATACTCTGCATCCTCAGTATTTAAATTGGATTCAGAAGTATGCAGCTGCTCTAGCTAAGAAGATTCTGGGGACGATTCGGTCCAAATACAAAGTTCTCCCTTCTCCTGGAGGGGGAGCCCAGTTGGACGGGGCTGAGTTAATACGGGAAGCTAATGAAGAAATTACTCGTCTTGAGGAAATACTGCTTACAGAAATAGAAGAGCCTGCACCCTTCACTATGTTCTAGCCATGAAAAAGGAATTCAAAGTTACTACCCCCATGCCTCCAATCACTGAGGCAGATTTTGTAGATAGCGAACTAAATTTATTTGATCAAAACAATCCAGATATAAACCTATTCAATTTTGTTGATGAAGAGCACATAAGATTGTCTGGAAGCAAGATGCGTATTTATAAATTCTTCAGAGATAGCAATTATGATGATGTCTATTTGGAAGCAAGAAATAAAGTAGTTTCTAAAACCCCAATTGAAGTGTATGGATACTATGAGCCTAGAGTTCTAGAGGAGAACTTATCTGAATTTGGTATTGAACTTACGGATGATCAATTATTCAGTTTTAATAAAAGTTATGTGGAAAGAAGGCTAAGTCGAACTTTGCACCCTGGGGATATAATTGAGCCCTTATTTCAGGATAGAAAATATGAGATCTTTGAAGTTCAAGAAGAAAGCTTTGAGATTTATGGGGTATATCACTTAATTTGCCATTGTAGAATTCTTCGGGACTCTCAGGATGTTCAGGATTCTGTTGAAGCTGAAATAGAAACTCTTGACCCTTTAGGGGGCTATGGCGGTGGGAGACCTTAAATGCCTGTTAGCTCTTTTGACAGTAAAGTAATTGTAAGCTGGGATACTAGTGACTCATCAGCGGTGTCCTCTTTATTTGAGGAAGATAAGACTAAGAGGTCAAGGATGCTCTCAAGGATGCGGACAAAAATTATTGATATGAGCAGATCTCAAAATTATATTAGCCATGTCTACAAAGACAGCCTGCGAGCTATGATTCATCTAATGGGGGAATTTTCTTATATTAATTCAGAAAATGGCATGGTAAGAATAAAATGTATGCATGCTAATCCAGAAAGAGCGGTTGCAAAAATTAAGCAATTATCAAATGTCGTGTTACCGATAATAACTGTATCACAAACTACTACTGATAATTCCCCTACTAGGCAGAGATATTCACAAAATCTTCTTAGGGAAACTTATTGGGATGATGATAAGCAGAAGGCAATAAGGGTCTTAAGTTTTATGCCAAAACCAATCGATATTTTATACCAAATTAACGTGTGGACAAAGTACAGAGAAGATATGGATCAAATATTAGAACAGATTAGATTAATGTTTAATCCAGCCAAGGAGATAGTAACTCCTCTTAGTGAGGTGGCTAAAGGATTCTTAGATAAAGAGGAAAACATATCTGAAGTTGATGTAGGAGATGGATCTGATAGAGTTATACGAAAACAACTTATTGTTAAACTTGAGACGTATGTTCCTAGCCCAAAATATAGAATCACTTCTACAGGAGAAATCATATCTATTAATACAGAAATAGAAATATATAAAAATTAGAAATTTTTTTGGTATTTTCTTGAATATTCAGGTAAATACTATAGGAGATAAATAGATGAAAAATATTAAGAATGATTCCCTGCAAGCGTTAGAAGTTTTTCTTTTAACCGAGGAAGGCCCAAAATCGTACTGGTTAAAGCCAAAAGAAGTAATAAGTGTACCTTCCGGGTATGTCTCCGATCAAATAACAAACCTTTGTTCACGAAGGATATTAAGAATTTACTAGGAAATAAAAGATGCCAAACGTAAGAAGCCCTGAAGTTATAGTTATTGAGAAGGATATATCGGAATATCCGGCAAATGTAGATTCCTCAAGAATAGGTATAGTAGGCTTTGCCGATAAAGGCCCTACGAATGAGGCAACTCTTGTTACCAGCCAAAATCAATTAATCGACAAGTTTGGGGCTCCGTCAGAGGACATACCTGGACAGGGT